ACCTTATCAGCCCATTGATAAGAAAACCTACAAGCAAGCAGTAAAAGACTTCCCCACTGAGATCAACTGGGACATCAATGAGGAGTCTGATATGACTGAAGGTAGTCAGGAGCTAGCTTGCACAGGTAACAACTGTGAAATCTAAGACATAAAGAAGATAGAGTAACCTCTGTCGTTACCACCTACGTCCTCTGGCTTCTCTTTAGGGTCATGGGACGTGGGTATTCCTTCCTTCTGCATCTTCTTGATGCGATCTTTAGAACGCTCACACATACTGTGATAGTCAAGAGATGTGTAACTTACTGTGTGTTTATCATCGTTCATTTTATTCTTCCTTACTAGGCTTGCCTAAAAGTTCTACAGCTACACCAATTGAGTTTTTTAAAGCAGGTACTTTCATGATATGGTCAAAGGCTTTGTCTACATCCCCTGTTATCAAGTCTATACCGGCCGAACCACCTTGTTCAATTAAACCACCCGCAGGAGCAATAGACGTAACAGCATACTCATAAGGGTTAGCTTTAAACCGATTCCACTGGTACTGGCTAGTAGGAGCTTTGTTTAAAGTAAGAACAGAAAGAGGCTGATCTACAAGTGCCTTAAACAAAAGTTCTTCACCTGTTATTGGATCTTCACCAGCAGAAAACGCAAAGTCTCGTGCTTCATCTAGAACCGCATAGCCTACACCTGCACTGGCAATGTACAGTGCAGAGAACTTAGCAGCATCCGATATGTTTCCATCTATTAAATTATCTAACACTTTACGTCTTAACAAAGAACGCTGTACAATAGCAAAACCCATAAGAGTGTAAAAAGGTCTTAGCTTAGGGTTTAAACTCCAAGCAAGAGGTCTACCTGTAATAGATATAAGTTGTTGTTGTCCTAGTCCTGCATACGCAAGAGTTGTTACAAGGTCTAATTCTTTATCAGACATAGCCTCTAGATTAGTACCGTGTTTCCTAAAAGCATTAATCATTCGGTACATTTCTTTTTCAGTAAAATAACCACCCCACTTTTCTGCAAAGCGTCCTTGTCTTGCTATGTCATAGCCATTTTCAATAACAGAGTTCATTACAGCTTTTTTACCAATAGCGTCCATGCCTGAAAACAAAGTCCACTTCATACCTTTCTCAAGACCTTTAGCAGCTATTCTGTTTGCTTTACGCAAAGCATCAACATCTCCTGCCATGTCAGCAAGATTGTCCATTAGTTTTTGAGCATACTCTCCTTGTGTTTGTCTGCTAAGTCCTGTAGTCAAAGGATCTACATAACTTTTACCTGCTTGAAAAGCTCTTGCAGTACCTTTAATAGATGCCGCCGTACCGTTTAACATAGGAGAAACAAAAGAGTCGTGAAGGTTAAGCACAGCAGACTTCAGCGACATAAGAGTACCGCCATAAGACAGCGTACTTAATAGTTGCGCCCATGCTGGAGGTATCATCTGAGCGCCTGCAACAACATCATATATAATATTGACACCACGCTCTGCTACTTCATCAGGTAAATCCTGTGCTAATCTTTGAGTCATACGAGTAAAAGCTTTATCAACAACTTGTTCGGGAGCCGCCTCAGTTCCTAGACTGCCTACATCCATTCTTTTAGAAATATTATTTAAAAGACTGTTTTGATTTAACAATCTAAAATCAGTAAGGAAAGGATTCTGATAATCTAAAATCATTTCATCTGTAGCTCTTGCTCTATTTTTAAGAGCTTTTTGTGACTGATCTTGCTGAACCTTAATAAAATCTCTACCGCTTTTTTTAGCGTAGATATCGTCTGATTGTGTTGCTATAACTTGAACGTGTAAACGATCAGTGTTAGTTAGTGACTCTTCACTTAAGTTAAAACGCTGATTTGCAAACACTCTAGCGCGAGCATCTAGATAGTTAACGACGTTACCTATTTCTTCTTCTACAACACCTGCTTTTTTCAGGCGCCCTAGAAATACTTGACGCTTGTCTAAACCTCTAGCATAGTCAAGCATAGCTTTTGCAGCCTCAGTGTTAGTTCTCCACGCTTGTACTACAGGAGCTAATGGAATAACAAAGTCATCAAAGAACATATTCATTTCACGTAAAGAATCTTCAGAAGCAAGTTTTAGGTCACCAGCTAGTTGAGGACTAACATTGTAGTACAATGTATCTTCCGCAGTGTCAAAATACGTACCTACTCTACCCATAGGCTTAGTAGCTTTACGACCAAGTTCATACACTTTAAAGTCTTTAGCCTTATCCAAAACTTTTAACTCTGGAAACTCTAGCTCGTTTGCTAGTTCTTTTCTAGTAACAAACTCAACTTGAAGCTCTTCTATTTCTTTTGTGAAGCGTTGAAACTGTTCATCAACAGCGGTCTTAATCTCATCAAGACTTCCTACTTTACCTACGCCGGGAACGTCATACCCTGCTTGTTTAGTACCAGAAACAAATACTCCACCATATTCATAACCACCTGCTACTTTCTTTGGCTTAGGTAGTGTTTTTGATTGGTTACGTGCCTCAAGCTGTGGACGATAAGCATCATAAAGCTCGCTAGCCTTTGCTGTTATCTCTTCTGGTGTATTAACTACAACAGGAGAATCATCTACAGACACTGTCTCTTTACTTTTGTTTTTAACAGTAGTAGATTTAGCAACTATGTCAGAAGAAGAAGGCATAACTACATCTAAAGCTTTGCCAAAAATACCACCAGTAGCTGCAAACAGCATTCCTTGCTCTAGTCGTTCTTCAGCAGTTTCACCTGTACCTACACCATAAGTTCCTAATTCAATAGCCCCTTGTGCAGACAAAGACTTAACACCAGCTTTTGTTAAACCCCTAGATAAACCTACACCAGTACCTACAGCTGGTAAAAGCTCTCCATAAAAAGCTGTCTTAGGGAAACGTCTTGCAAACTCAGACATTTCGCCACGTATATCTGCAAGAGCTTCTTCGTAAGGCTTATCAGAAAACATAGCTTCAAGCTCTTCACCAAATCCTAACGTGAAAGCTTGTGCGGTAACTCTTTTAAAACCAGTAGCTAGTTGTTCTTGCTCTTCTTTAAGAAAAGAAAGATAATCATCCCGCGCACTTTGCGTAACAGGCTCGGAAGATTTAGTTTCTTCTACTAAAGATTCATCTTCTAACAGTTTAAGATATTCAGATCGGGCGCTCATTTACATACCTTGAGTTGTTTTAGCACGATACTTACGCATTTCGGCTTCTTCTTTCTTTATTTGAGCTTCAGCTTCAGCTTCAGACATACCTTCATCAATTAACCCTTGTTTATATATATTTCTCTTCTCTGCCTTTTTAACAATTGCTTCCTTTCTTCCTGTTTCTAGCTCAGGATCGAATCCGGGCCTGCCAGCTGTTATAAGATTAAGACCTTCAACTACAGCTTGCTCTGGGTTATTACGTAACTCAGGCTTTTCAAGCATTAAGCTAGTTATAAAGTTAACAAGTTCTTTCCTGCTATCACTACCTTCTGAATATTCATCTTTAATTAGTTCAGGCAAATCTTGACCATACACACCTTCGCTTGGGCTTTCTAAACCACTTACATGAGATATAGCAAGTCCAGCTTCTAGCTCAACACGATCTTTACTGTTTCTTTCTGATTCTTGCCGCTCAAAATCTTTTTCAATAAGAGATATAATATCTTTAACTGCTCGTTTTTTTGCACCCGGAGAAGCAGTAGGTGCTTTAATAGTTGTTAAAGCCTCTAACACTGAAGGGTTGTTAGCTAAACTAGGATTGTTTTTAAGGTACTGAGTATGGTATGTTCCTAGATTTTCTGACTCTACTGCTTCTCTGTTCAAATCTCTTAGCTTTCTTATATCCGTTGCTTTTTTAAGAATGGCTGCTTTGTCTTCCTCTGGTAGCTCTAAAGCATCAACAGACTCATTTATTGGTAGAGTGCTGTTACCAAGAATAGCCGCTCTGTTTGCAATTATTGCTTTTCTTTCTTCTGCTGCTGCACTAGCTTCTCGTACTTTAACTGTATATGCCGCATCATTCCTTGCTTTAATTTGTTTATCAGTTCTACCAGAAATATCAGAAAGAACAGTACTACCTAAACTACCTTCAACAGCAACACGCTTCATTATTCCTTCAATACGCCGTGCTTCTTCTTCTCTAGGTGAGCTTCCATCAGAAGGGTTTAGTGCTTCTTGGCGAGCAAGTTCAAGATTAGCAACACTAGTCTGACTTCCGGTTTTTACAGCAGTGCTTTTTAAAGCTTGTGCAGAAGCAATTTGCTGTGGAGTTTTAGCACGAGATAACATATAATTAGCTTGGTCAACTGGCCCCATAGTTTTAAACTTAGCTGCTTCTTCGTCACGTCGGCGTTGAAGACCCATAACCGCAGGAGCTTGACCTACACTACGAGCAACATCAAACAATCCCTGCTGATAGGTAGGCTGAAGAAGACCTTGTAAAAATGCTTGTGAAAATTTAGCCATTATTATGTTTCCTTATCAAAAAATTTTACTCCAGTCAATCTCACCAAGCGATTCTATAATAGGAACGACGTAGCCATCTTCTTTGCTACCTACCGGACTCAACATACCGCCTAACAATCCTGTACCAAGACCACCAAGTAAGTTAGCTCGTGCCTGTTCTGAAATTAGACGTGCCTCAAGACCACTCATCATAGTTTCACCGTACTGACCAGCACCGTACAACTGACCCTGCTGTTGCATCTGTGGGTAAAGCTGTGAAGCTTGTTGTACATTAAGCATCTGTGCTTGTGGCATATACGCACCTGACAAGGCACCCAAGTTAAGCTGTTGCTGTCCTTGTTGTAATCCTAAGCCACCAGCCAACATCTGTTGACCACTACTGAGAGATTGGATAGCACGTCGTTGCTGTGCATCTCGCATAGCCCCTTCAGACAGTGCTAGGTTACTTCCTAGTCCAGCAAACTGAGAACCTAATGCTGCTTGTTGTTGTTGCTCTGCTTGTGCTTGTTGCATAGCCATCAAGGATGCTTGGTTCTGAGCTTCTGCTTGTGCCTTAGACAAAGCAAACTGCTCTGGCGTACCACCATACATATTGGTTTGTACACCCATACGACCCTGATTAAACAAACGCTCTTCTAAAGCTAATCGTTGGCGTTCTTCTTCAGGTGCTTGTATAGCTCTTAGACGATTATAAACATCAGTCTCACGACCAGCCATAGGTTGAGCAAGCTGGCTCATAAACATACCACCTAAGTCTGCGGCACTTTGAGCTAATAACTGCTGAGTATTAATACCGTAAGGATCTTGTCCAAGCTGTGTAGTACCACGGCCCATAAGATTTAACCCAGCAGCAGCGGCTTCAGGACTTCCCATAGTACCGCCTGCAAAGCCTGTTTGAGCCTGTCTGAGCAGTTCATTCTGTATGGCTAGTTCTGTGCCGCCTAACGTATTAGTAACATTAGTACCTAGAATGTTGCCGTCAGCATCCATTGTAGGCGTAGCACCAAACTGTGACCCAGTAGAAGAAGTAACAGTAAAAGGTTTAAACTGAGACATACCTATAGCTTGATCAGCAAGCTTCATAGCGCCCGGAACTGATGTATCACCTATAGTTGTGCCTACAAGAGATTGATTGCCAATGCTACTTAATCGATCATAAGCACTCTTAACAGCGGCACCTCCACCTGCAACAGTACCTATACCAGCTAAAGGGCCAAGAATGTTTCCTAAAACTTCTGCTGAAAATAGGTTCATTAGAGGATACCCCTTGTTTTAATAGTAATCATATCGTTTTACCTAATAGTGCTAATACGTTCATTTCTTGTATAGACAAAGCAAAGCCGTTAATGTCTGTCTCAAGGCCCACGTTAATTACAGATCCATACCCTGTAGTGTTTAATGAGTTTCTGCTTATAGTAATTCCTTCAGCAGAAAAGTCAGCGTCAGTATATTCAGACTGTCCATAAAAACCGGGAGTATCACTGCTTGTCCTAAAAGTACTAGAACTGGTGTCTGTTGAAAAATCATAAGACCACTTGAGGAAAATGTCTGAGTTGTTTCCTCCAATTAAAGTAGGTCTAATCTTTTTTAACATCTTAATCTTAGCTGGATCACCAAACGTAAGACCCGGACTAAAGTACCTAAAGCGGTAAGGCTGTCCGTTGTCTCTGTAGTTATCGTACTTACCTAAGCCGTCTACACACCCTATGTATATGTCACCGTTCCTATCTCTTTGGAACGACTTAAAGTTTACACTGGGCCAACGAGTAACCCTGTATGCTCCGTTCTCTAGCGTTGCTCTTATGTCAAAGCAGTACACTAAACTAAGATCAGCAAAACACAAAAGATAAAAGTAGTTTTCAGGGCTGTACACAGTACTAACAGGTGTAGTAGTAGCCAATGTATTAGCAATTAACTCTTGCTTTATGTTCCTGCTCAAGTCAGTAATAGGCAGAGACTTTTCTTGTAATGTTCTACCTAACCCTCTTAGACCTGTAGGAGTTAAAAACAAAAGGTCTGTTCCTATGTCTTGTATACTGTTTCTGTCTACACAACCTACACCAGCAATGGTGTCATGTATAGCCATAGACGCAGGACTGTCTGCTCCACTGTAAATAATTATATTATGCTCACCAAAGACAATAAGAAAGTTATTGTGTGCGGCAAGAGCTACAACTTTATCAAACCCATTAGGCCATGCCTTAGATACATCTATAGATCCACTAGAGCCACTACTAAAATCATGTCCTACTAACAAATCAGACCAATAAATAATGCTATCATTAGTAGCGTTACCTACAACAAACAACCTACCATAAGCAGCAAGAACTTCATTAGAGTACTGACTAGCTGACACATTAGCACCAACTACACTAGACATTTTAGTTACTGCTCCTAGTGCATTACTATAAACTAAAGGTTCGTAACCACGTTGAAAGAAATAAGCGTGATCGTTAAAGTTTACGATCTTCCAATCGTTAGCTGTAATTGTATACGATCCCGGTGTAGCATCTACTAATGTCGTAGTGCCTGTCATAATCTTATTGTTACCAGTGCTAAAGATTACTTCGTTATCTGCACTGTCGTAAAACTCATGTATCTTATGTAGGTAGTCTGTACCTAGTACCGTTTTGTCTGTTGTTAAAAGAGAATTACCTTTACGTGATGCAAGACGACCACGCCTGTCAATGATAGCGTTATCAGCAACTTCTGCAAAAGCAGTGTCCTGTGCTATAGGAGAGTCTTCAGTATTGATCCCCATAAAAGCAGGAGCAACTAAGTTAATACTCTGTAGTGGCTGGGCCATGCTTACTCCTACGGTGTGTACCAGATGGTTTCGTCAGGGTGCTTCTGTGCATCCATAGCGATTGCATCTGATAAGTATTTGTCAGCTATAGCAAAGTACTCAGGAGTTGATGTACCACCTGTCTCGCCACGTTCACGAGCTAACAGAGCTACTGCCATGTGAATAACAGGCTGACTAGGAATAGCAAGAGTGTCTGCATCAACAGACAAAGGAACATTCCTAATTACCATTTTAGTTTTAATAGAGTAAACACCATCAGGTTTAGGGTACACATCAATCTGTGAGTCACCATTAGCATCTACACTGTTGTAAGTGTAAAAAGCAGGAGTACCAGATGCAGGTGTTCCTATCAAATACTTTTCGTCAATCCAAGACTGAGGACGATACTCCATGATTATATTAGATGTATCGTTAACCATAGTCAGTACTTTACCGTAGTCCTGTGAGCCTGTAAGAGAATACGTGTAGTCATCTGCCGCAGTAGTAATCGTAACAGTAGACCTAAGCTGTGACCAATCCCAAGTATTTTCTACTAATGTCTTAGCATCATTAATAAAATCACCAACCATAGAACTATACGTGTTAAAGTACACGGTAGTTACTTGGTCTTCTCGTAAACGCCTAAGCACATTGTTTACTAAATTTAAATATGTCATACTAAATCCTTAAACAGACCAGCTCTAATTTGCTTAACATAATCTATTTTATTAGATGAACCAATAGGAGCAAGTTCTGGACTAGAAAAACTTAGTCCTTGTATGGGAGCAGGATTAAAAGTGCCGCCTGAACTTGGCCCCATAACACCTGTCTTAGCTGGAGGCGTTGGTTCTGGTTGTGGCATTAACATAGAAAGCGCACTTGCTAAACCAGCAGCAGTTAATACAGGTGCATTACTATTACTATTACTATTGGTATTGGTAGTAGTTGTTGGTGTAGTAGTAGTTGACGGTGTAGTGCTTTGATCCTGTAAAGACTTATATTCATCGCTTTGCATGATGTTATAAACTACATCTTCCATACT